GGCACTGTCAGAATAAACCGCCTTGCCGACAGCGTGCTGAATATTAGCGTCTAGCCATGCCAATCTTTATCCTTCCGCTATTTCAAAACCAGCCCTGAGATCATCCAACTTGCAGTTATGCTGTATGTGAGGTTTCCACTCTCACTGAGAAATGTAGAAGACCTCCTGCATGAACGAGGCGTAGATGTGAGCTATGAATCTGTTCGGTACTGGTGGCATAGATTTGGTTCTCAGTTCGCAAGCCAGATCAAGAAGCGCAGGGCAGGGGGAATGCACTCCAGTAATTGGAAATGGCACCTTGGATGAAGTCTTTGTGAAGATAAATGGTGAAAGGACATTACCTGTGGCGCGCAGTCGATCATGAAGGTGAGGTACTAGAAAGCTATGTCACCAAAAAGAGAGACAAAAAAGCAGCTTTAAAGTTCATGAAGAAAGCCATGCGGCGCTATGGATCACCCAACGAGATCGTTACAGATAAGCTTGGGTCCTACGGTGCAGCAGCAAGAGAACTGGGCTGTTCGAAAAAGCAGATTACTAAGCGATGGGCAAATAACAGAGTTGAGAATTCACACTTATCCTTTCGACGACGAGAAAGGGCTATGCTTCGGTTTAGACGAATGCACAGTCTACAAAAGTTCGCTTCAATCCATGCCTCGTTTCACAATCTGTTCAACTCGCAAAGGTCACTCTCAAAACGTAGCACATTCAAACTAAACCGTGACGCAGCTCTCACCGAGTGGCGCTCTCTTATCGCTTCATAGAATCCACGCTCCCAAGGCTTCTGATGCTTGAGCTGGTTTGTCTGACACCACCATCTCGTAGAAGTTGCCATAAACTAAATACTGATGCTTGCGCTACTTAGTCTGACAGCACCATTCCGACGCTGGATGACACTACAGTGACTGCTGAAGCGCATACAGAAGGCACACAGCCAACTGACGATGGCGGTAAAGACGCAACATTCGGTCAGAAAACACTGAACGCCTACGCATTCAACACAGAGTGGGTGCGTTGGTCGGCGGAACTGAATGCAGACAGTGTGTTTAACATGGAAAGCCTATTAGGTCGTCTACTTGGTGAGCGCATGGGACGTATCGCAAACGCGAAACTGACCACTGGCTCTGGCTCATCTGATGTTGAAGGTATCGTGACAAACTCAACTGCTGGTGTGACTGCAGCGGGTGCTGCGGCTGTGACTGCTGATGAGATCATCGATCTTGTTCACAGCGTTGATCCAGCGTACCGTCAATCGCCAAATGCTGCGATCATGATGAATGACAGCACACTTAAGGCGATCCGTAAGCTGAAAGATGGCAACGGTAATTACCTTTGGCAAATGGGCGACTTCCAGATCGGAACACCACAAAATATCTTGGGCTACCCAGTAGTGGTGAACGAAGACATGGCGTCAATTGCGACAGGCAATAAGACAATCCTCTTCGGTGACATGTCTCGCTTTTATGTCCGCAAGGTTGGCCAGCCGAGCATCTACGTTGCACGTGAACGCTTTGCGCCTGACTTCGGTATTCTTGGCTACATCCGCCTTGATGGCTGCTTGTCTGATACGGCTGCGGTTAAGCACCTAGTGCAAGCATAAAAAAGTGGGTGCTGCGCCTCTAGGGGAAGTGCAGCACCCACTTGGATGTTTGGTCAGGGACTAGACCAGAACCTCACCGTGAAACAGATCACACCTTCAATCAACGCTAACGTAGCGGCAACCAGACGCAACAGCATTTGGTTTATCTGGTTTTATTTGCTATGTATCTAACACCGATAGATGTGAAAGGTGTCTGGCGAATGAGAGTTTTAATCTGTTTTTGCGCACTTAGTATACTGCAAATAAATGCTGTTTTAGCCGAAACACTAACCTACAAGTGCAACCCTTGGACGAATGCTGGTTTGCGTCTCAAAGGTGACGTCACACTGACCTTGTCAGGTTTGGAACTTGCATGGACGAATGGGAAACTGTCTCAAACAGCTTTCATGATAAACCCAGATGATAAGTTAGAGTTTAATACTACAGACGCCAAGCGTGTCTATTTAACGGATGATAGTACAGCAGTGTTGTTTGTAAAAAGATTTGACGGTTATGCCGAGGTGTTAAGAACACTGGTAACGATACGCGAAAGCAAACAAAACAAAACCACCTGTCACCTAGATAAATAGGTTTTTACCTTTAGCTTACTTCGGTTTGCGCTTGGGACGATCAACGAGATCGCCACTACAGTTGCGGCATATGTTGTTTAGGTCGGCTGCACAGTCTGGGCAGTAGGTACACTCATACGAGCAAATTTTTGCATCCGATAAGTGCGTCAGTTCACTGTGACAGACCAAGCATTCGCTTCGCATTTCTAGCATTTTTTACCTCAAGCAATCTTTCCTCAATAGGAGCATACCATGAAACTTAGACTACTCCAGTCCATGGCTGGCATCGATTTCTCCCACAATGTCGGTGATGAAATCGAAGTTAACGACGCAGATGCGATCCAACGCTATGTCGAGCGCGGCATTGCTGAGATTGTCGAACCTGTCAAAAAAGAAAAAGCCATTAAGAAAACGGCTAAAAAAGAAACTGCCACAAAGGCGTAATCAATGCCCACCTTATCGCTACAACACCGCGTGCAGCGGGTCACAGCACCAACTGCTGATCCAGTTTCTGTCGCTGAGGCCAAAAGCCATTTGCGTGTTGAACATTCCGACGATGATCTGTTGATTTATCGATTGATCGAGACGGCAGTCGCTTATGTCGATGTGCGCGGTGCGTTAGGCAAAGCCATGATTACTCAAACCTGGGCGGAGTGGTTTGCACCTAATCCTTCTGAACTCGTGCTGTCACTTGGTCCAGTGCAGTCGGTAAGTGGCATAAGTTTTTACGACGCAGACAACGCACTGCAGACTGCAACCCTCTCGGACTTTTATGTGCTAGGTCCATCGACGCGCACGGTCATAAAGCCGAAGCCTGGATACGCATGGCCCACGACATTTACGCGCGATGACGCCATAAAGGTCGAATACGTTATTGGATATGGTGACAGCTACACAGATGTGCCTTCAACCGTACGCCATGCAATCTTGATGCTTGTCTCGCATTACTATGAAAACCGCGAAAATGAGTTGATCGGCACAATCAGCAAAACAATTCCATTTGGGTTTGAAGCGTTGATTGATAGCGAACGGGCAAGTTTCTATGGCTAGGGCGGGTGCATTCCGCGAACGTGTTACGTTTCAGCGGATGGCTTCGACGACAGATGACTACGGAAACGTCACCGCCGCGTCATGGACAAACATCACGACCCGCAATGCAGAGTTCACGGAACGCACTGGGTTCCAAGATGATCAGCAGGGCGCTCTGCAGGATGTTGCGATTGCACGCATGAAAGTACGCTGTGACAGCACGATAAAGACGATCACGGTCGCCAATCGCGTATCCGCTCGTGGTACTTTCTGGGCTATTAAATCCATCGCAACTGCCACACCTAAAGGCGACATTTTAGAATTTGTGCTTGAGAAGGGCGTCGCCACATGAAGGTCGATAGCAAGGGCGTGGCACGCGCTTTTAAGGAACTCCCGCGCAAGCAGCGTGGCTACATGTTCAAGGCAATTCGCAAATCCGTAAACGAAGGCGTGCGACTTGCTAAAACCATGGCACCGAAAGACACAAGTGATTTGGCTCAAGGTATTCATGCAAAATTTAACATTGAAAGCAATGCGTTAGTTGGCTCTGTTGAGGCAGCACCTTCAGATGCAAAAAGCCAAATCAAGGCACTCTCTGTTGAATTTGGTCGCCAGTATACGCGCAAACGCCGCCAGCCTGCTCGCACTGGAAATAAGTTTACTGGCAAGACATCGCCAAATCCGTTCATGCGGCGAACACAGTCGATCATCGGTCCAAAACACCTAGGACGCGTTAAGCGCGCTATGAACAAAGCTGCAAAAGAGGTTGGTCTAAAATGAGCAATGGTTTTGCGCTGGAACTGCAGAAAGGTGTGCGCGCCACCCTCGCTGCAAATAGTGTTGTCACGAACCTAGTTTCGACGCGCATTTATGATGAGCCACCGACACCCGTGACCTATCCGTTCATACGGTTTGGAAACATCACACCCAGCGCAGACGACACGGATGGCAACATTGGTGCAGAAGTCAGTTTTGAAATTGAGGCATTTACCCAGTCAACAGGGCGGGTTGAGGCCACGCAAATCGCTGAAGCAGTCCGTGCGGCACTTCACCGATCCGAAAGCAGCGTAACGCTTACAGGGTTCCACCTGATTGAGATGCGCTGCGAAAATTACGTTGTCACACGGAATGCAGACGAACGAGGTCACAAGGCCAGCGTCATCCTGACGGCAATGTTGGAAATCGCCTAAGTCGAAAGGAACGAACATGGCTAAACAACTAGGACGCGCCTTACTCCTTAAGATAGGGGACGGAGGCGGAAGCGAGGTGTTTTCAGCATTGGCTGGGATCAACTCAAAAACACTTACAATTAACAATTCAGCAATCGACGTTACAACGCCTGATGCATCCTCACCTGGCGGTGTTTTGTTTGCTGCATCACTGAATGGTTTGAAATCCGTATCTGTATCTGGCGACGGTGTATTCTTGGATGAAACAGCAGAAGCACGACTAAACACAGTGGCTATGCAGGCTGATCCAGTTGCTAACTTTGAGATCGTTGTACCTGACTTCGGAACTTACGCAGGTGAGTTCCGCGTCACGTCGATTGAATTTGGTGGCGAAACAGAGGGAGGCGTTACGTTTTCGACGAGCCTTGGAAAGCAACGGAGCAGGTCACGTTCAAGGCTGCCTAGTGTGCAACATAATTCATCATCAGTAAAATTGTCGCTTAAATTTTCTGCAAAACGAAGCGAAGCCGAAAGTGCGCAGTGACATATCGTTGCATGATGCAAATCGAAATGCCCAACTGATCCCAGGTTAGCATTATCCCTGTTAACTCATCTCCGATCAGCCGCTTCTAGTCCGAGCGGTTTATCAACTCTCATTGGACACCTCCTGTCCAAAACTTTTAGCCACTGCTTACTCCTATAAGCAGTGGTTTTTTTATGAAGCAACCTTACATGGCAATTACAGCAACCGCACCGCGCGGCGGCATCGTCGAAGAGATCGACGGGGTCACTTACACGCTTTTGTTACGTTGTCGTGAAATAGAACGCTTTGAGGGGTACTGTCAGAGAAAACTGCTTGAGACGGGTAGGGTGACTTTGGGCACTGTCAGAATAAACCGCCTTGCCCGACAGCGCTCTGGAAATTAACTAATCAGGTATGCCCAATCCTGTATCCTTTCGCTATTTCAAAACCAGTCCTGAGATCATCCAACTTGCAGTTATGCTGTATGTGAGGTTTCCACTTTCACTGAGAAATGTTGAAGACCTCCTGCATGAACGTGACGTAGATGTGAGCTATGAATCCGTAAGGTATTGGTGGCATAGGTTTGGCTCTCAATTTGCAAGCCAGATCAACAAGCGCAGGGCAGGGGGAATGCAGTCCAGTAATTGGAAATGGCACTTGGATGAAGTCTTTGTGAAGATAAATGGGGAGAGGCATTACCTGTGGCGCGCAGTCGATCATGAAGGTGAGGTGCTAGAAAGCTATGTCACCAAAAAAAGAGACAAAAAAGCAGCTTTAAAGTTTATGAAGAAGGCTATGCGCCACTATGGATTGCCCAATGAGATAGTTATAGACAGACTACGATCATATAGTTCAGCGGCAAAAGAGCTTGGCTGTGCAGATAAGCAAGTTACTAAGCGATGGGCAAATAACAGAGTTGAGAATTCACACTTACCCTTTCGACGACGAGAAAGGGCCATGCTTCGATTTAGACGAATGCACAGTCTACAGAAGTTCGCCTCAATCCATGCCTCGTTTCACAATCTATTCAACTCGCAAAGGTCACTCTCAAAACGCAGTACATTCAAACTTAACCGTGACGCTGCTCTCACCGAGTGGCGCTCTCTTAGTGACCTCGTAGAAGTTCACGTCAACTAATACTGATGCTTGGGCTCGTTTGTCTGACAGCACCCTTGAGTATGTTTTTCTCAGATCACCGCAATATCAGATGCTGCACGCTATTTATCGAACTTCCCAGCTGGATATTGTTTTGGAAAGCGATCACTGCGACTATAGACACCGACGAGTTCATGCTGTGATCGATAAAATGATCCCATGCCGGCATTGGTCTTAGACCAAACGCACAGGTTCTGCTGGATCAGCCCATTGACTTTGCAGCAGCATTCAGGTTCCCAACATGTCGCCAATCCATAAACAGGTAATAGAGTGCTGTCGTATCCATGTAGGGCAGGGAGGCTGTTATTGAACGAGATAGAAACTCTGTAAAATCCTGATCATTCATCTCACCCGCCGCCATTGCGAATTCGGCATGTTTTTGTGTCGTCCGAATATGACCCGCGGTAGGCACATTGTAAGGCGGATCAGTTATGCAGGCCTTTGCCAGCTCCAAGCCAGCCAAAACGCCACCCAAAACCTCATCAGGAGACAGTGCATTCCCACAGGCTATGATGTGATCCCCAACCTGCCAGATGTCACCGACTTGAGTGACGGGATCGCTAGCAGTCCAATCCTGATCCTCAGGTTCGATCACCTCAAACGACAGGATGTTATCAATCTCGGCTGTTTCAAAACCTGTGAAGGTTAAATCAACATTGTATTCGATCAATTGTTCAAACTTTGATTTGAGCCGTTCAGTGTCCCAAGTACCGTCTTCGCCCAGTCGATTAAGTGAGAGTTCTAATTGCAAGAGCTTTGCCTCGGTTGCATCAGAAACAACAACTGCGTTGAGTTCCTGCAATCCGAGCTCTTTGGCGATTTCAAATCGCAAGACGCCGTCGATGATTTGCATGCGCTCATCCACAATGATGGGCACAACAATTCCATGCTCTGAGAAGAGCGCACGCGCTTTCTTTCGCTGCTGTCTGTTATGTTGTCTTGCTGTTGAGTTTGGCGAGCGAAGCTCCCCAACACTCAACGTTTTCAGGACCATTTTCATGGTTACCTCCGTCCGTTGATATGGGGCTTCACTCTTGAAGCTATGTACTCCGCTCGCAGCTACGAGGGGGATAGGCAGATTACCTTAACCATCGTAACATACCACAAAATTCAGTTGCAAAAAAGGGGGAAGTTCGAAAGGTTTGCGGATGTTCTAGGGCATTGGTCTG